GTATCGCGCCTTTATTAAGTACATTGGCATCGTAGTTAATTGCTACACCGTCTGATGAAGGCACTGTAGTTCCACTGGTCATGTTGAAGATAATGGATAAGTCTAAGTCATTACCAAGAGCTATGTGATTCGGGTCTGTAACAGCGTCTAGTTGAGTCTTGTCCATTTGGTTTGTGTAGAAAAGTTCTCCCATAGTATATTCATTAACGTCTTGTCCAACATAACCAAGAACAAACATTTTTCCTCCATCATTGCTAAAAGATATAGATGTGGGGAGCGTATCTTGAGTAGATACGGAAAAAAATCTAGAAAAAGAGGAAGTTGATATATCAAAACCAGTAGACAAATTGTATTCGTTTATCTCAATTCCTCCAGACCCAGCGATAAACATTTTTGTTCCGTCAGTGTTAAATGCAATTCCTCTCGGTTGTGTTTCTTGTGCTGACACTGAAAAGTTTTGAGAATAAGAAGCAGTTGATATATTAAATCCTGTAGACAATGTATATTCATTAACGTCTTGTCCAGACAAACCAACAACGAACATCTTAGTTCCGTCAGTGTTAAATGCTAAAGACTGAGGACTAGTATCTTGACTAGAAACTGAAAAGCTCTGAGAATAAGAAGCAGTTGATACGTTATAACCCGTAGATAATGTGTATTCGTAAACATTATCTCCGCTTTCTCCGACAACAAACATTTTAGTTCCATCGGTATTAAATGCTATTCCAACTGGAGAACTATCCTGTCCTGATACTGAAAAGTTCTGAGAATAAGAAGCTGTAGATAAGTCAAAAGCTGTTGATAAACTATATTCATTAACATTATCTGAATTAGTCCCAACAACGAACATCTTAGTCCCATCAGAATTAAAACATGACCCTCTGGGAAATATCTCTTGTGAAGAAACAGAAAAGTTTTGAGAATAAGCTGCTGTAGAAAGGTTAAACCCATTGATTGTACCAACACCACCCTCCATAGCCTCAGCAATCGCAGCTAACTCTGTATTCGTAGTCGCGTTAGTCCAAGTCTCAGAAGCGTATGTGCCGTTAGAGTTGTACTGCCAAGTCCCTGCGTTGTTACGAACAATGTCTCTCTCGCCATCTGTGTTATCTATAACAGTCCACGTTGTTCTGTCGTCTGTGGAGACTGCGTAGTAAATACTTCCAGAACCCGCAGCTTCATCTGCGGTCATAGAGTTGATGTCAGTCCAGTAGGTAGAGTCTGTGGAGGTTGTGGTGTGGGCTGCGTGGTAGCCTGACGGCATAATAACACCGCTTAAAGTGTATTCGTTGATGTCATTTCCTGTATCACCTACAACAAACATTTTCGTTCCATCAGCGTTAAAGGCAAGTCCCTTCGGGTCTGTATCCTGACCTGATACATCAAATGTTCTGACATGAGTAACGTTGCTGCTCGTTATGTCAAAACCTGTGGTTAATGCGAACTCATTTACATCTCGGCCAGCGTTGCCAGAAAAAAACATCTTCGTACCGTCAGTATTAAAAGCTAGTCCGCGTGGAGAACCATCGTATGAGTTAATATCAAGTTCTCGCGTAAAAGATGCTGTTGATACGTCAAAACCAGTAGACAGGGTATATTGCGCTATAACATCGTCAGTAGTTCCAGTAGCAAACATTTTTGTGCCATCAGTGCTAAAAGCTATACCTGATACCGCAGAGACATTCCCAGATATGCTAAAGCTATCAACGAAAGATGCTGTTGATACGTCAAATCCAGTGGACAATGTATATTCATTTACATCATTACCAGAAGTTCCAGCTATAAACATTTTAGTACCAGCAGGATTGAATGCTATCGCTCTTGGAGCTATTTCTTGAGATGATACTGAAAAAGATGAGTCGTGAGACGCAGTGGACACATCAAATCCTGTAGACAAATGATATTCCTGCACCGCATCACTTGAGGCTCCAATTACAAACATTTTTGTTCCGTCAGAATTAAAAGCAACATCCTGCGGCCCAGTTTCTTGTGAATTAACTGAAAAACTATCAACAAAAGAAGCAGTAGATATATTGAACGTGTTGTCCAGACCACTCAACTCCAAGTCACCATCAGTCGTGTTAAACACAACGCCATACATCTCCCAAGAGCCTGACGCTACTTGAGTGTATGAAGTGGGTGCTGTGGTTTGTGTATATGCGCCAGCAGTAGACGTTAGAACAAATACGCCACTGTTAGCTTCAATGGTCTTTCCTACGTCAGCAGATGCAAATGAGCCTGAGCCTAACTCTAGTTTTTTAGCAAAAGAATAACCCATTGCATTGTCAGTATTTGTTTCAAGGATTATTAATTTATCTCCAACAAACAAATCTTGCAGACCAGTTGTATCTCCAGAAACATCAAGTGTTTCAGACAACGTAGCACTGTTACTGTCGTGTGCTGTTGATAAAGTATATTTTCTTACTGAATCATCTCCATTCAACGATACATACATTTGAGTACCAGTAGAATCAATCCACACTCCTGTTGGTGAAGTTGCCTGAGATGCGGTAGAAAAATTACTCACATGAGTTGCGCTGCTTAAATCAAATGCCGTTGAGAGTGTATACCTAGAAATAGAATTTGGTGACAAGGCAGCAATGTACATTTCTGTACCATCCGCTTTAAACCATAACCCTGTTGAACTGCCTGAGTTTGTTGCAACGCTTAACTGTGAATCATATGACAGTGTAGATAAATTAAACCCAGTGCTTAATGTGTATTTGTAAATTTTATTTGTAACTTGGCAAGCAACAAAAAGTATTGTCCCATCACTTTTGAAATATAACCCTGAACCATGTGTTATACCATCTGTTCCTAATGACAAACTGCTTTGAACAAAACTTGCTGTTGATACATCCCAAGCCGTTGAAACTGTATATTTAAAAACAGCATCATTAGCCCAGCCAATAACAAAAAGCTCTGTACCATCTGGCTTCCAAGTCATTCCCGTTGGTGTTGCTTCGTTGGAACTTACAGAAAAAGTGTTTGTTTTCGTAGCTCCAACAATTGTATTTGCAAAATCCAAAGTAGTCGCAGGAGCAGAGTCTAAACGGGTGTAGTTCTCTGACGTTGAATTAACATCCCAGTCGTTATTGGTAGTTCCTGTCTGAGCAACTTCCTTGGTTACGGCAACGACAGGAGACAGCACATTACCCGACAAGGTAATAGTAGATATTTCGCCTTCGGAGTATGTCTTGGTTTGAGTGCCAGCAGTAACAGAGATGTTATCTATTTGTGTTTGGATGCTAGACGTAACACCATCTACATATCCGAGTTCAGTTGCTGTAAGACCAGCAGGAATACCGTCTAGTACATTCAGCTCAGTAGCGTTTGCTGTAAGGTCGGAAATTTGACTAACTGTAACGCTAGTTGCTGTAGGTGCTACGTTTGCCCAAGAAGAGCCGCTGTATACCTTCATGACATTAGAGGAGGTATTAAAATACAAAGCACCTGCTATTAAGGCATCGCCATCATTGTCTACTGTTGGGTCGCTAGACTTAGCTCCTAGATAACGGTCATCAAAAGAATCATAACTAGCAGCCGCAGATGTAGCTGAAGTCGCCGCATTAGAAGCTGATGTTGAGGCATTTGATTCACTAGTAGCAGCATTTGAGGCACTGGTTGCAGCAGCCGCAGCACTGGATGCAGCAGAAGTTGCCGATCCTAAAATGCCATCGACATAACCTTTCCTAGTCAGCTCATCAGCAGTCGTTGGTGTTGCTGTCGATGTGATTGCATTCGATCCCAAGACGATGTTGCCCGTCATGGTCCCGCCAGAAAGACTTAGCTTGGCATCGAGCTGCGCTTTGTTTACAGCATCACCACTGGCTGTTCCGGTATCAAGACCAGTGATCTTGTTAGTACCCATAGCAATCGCACCAGACATAGTGCCACCAGCAAGAGGCAGCTTGGTTGCTATGGAGTTTGTTATCGTTGTGTTGAATGCATCATCGTCGTTAAGAGCAGCCGCAAGTTCGTTCAGCGTATCAAGAGCAGCAGGAGCACCACCGACCAGGTTGCTTACCTGGGTATCGACATACGTTTTAGTTGCCGCGCTTGATCCAGCAGTTGGATCTGCAAGATCGGTAAGCTCTGCTGCGTTGAAATCTACAGTGCCATTCAGCACAAGGTTGTTGAGTGTAGTTGTTCCGCTTGCAGCAGTTACATTACCAGTGACATCACCAGTGACGTTGCCTGTGACGTTACCAGTTACATTGCCTGTCACGTTACCTGTCAGAGCACCTGCAAAGTTTGTCGATGCTGTAATTAACGTGCCAGTAATAGCAGAGGCAGTTGTTCCACCAATGACAACGCCATTGACCGTCCCGCCAGTGAAGACAACATTGCTCGAATTCAGTGAAGAGTTTGCCGTCAGAGCCGCAGTGAAGTTTGCAGCACCTGAGACATCAAGAGTCCCAGTTGTGACAGAGCTTGGATTTGTGCCGATCTCGAATACGACTGCAGAAGAATTTTCTGAGAAAAGTCGTTTGTCAGCAGTGTTGAGCGCAAGCTCTCCCTCGACAAGATCAGAACTTGTGGGGATCGCACTTGCAGTGCTCGAAAATTTGGTGATGATCGTTGCCATATTTCCCCCGCAAGAAAAAAAGAATGGGGGAGCAAGCTCCCCCAGGAAAACTACAAGGGATTAAGCGTTGACGTTCAGAACCTGAACAGCATCAGCCCGATAGACTTTCGTACCGTACAGAACATCTGAAGTAGTCATCTCAGCCAGAAACTCTTGCTTGTACTGCTGCTGAGTTCTGATGTTTGACTGCATAGCCAGGATATAGCTGTCTCGATGCAACAGAGTCGCAGCTTTAACAGCACCACCTGCTGAGTTGTCTGCAGCAGCCTCTACAGTCGGGCAGTTGCTGCTGACGTAGATGGGGATGCCATACAGCTCACCCATCAGACCATTCTGGACACCTTGACCTGATACGAAGTCAGAAGACACATATCGATCAATGCCCATGATGGCATTCTTCAAGCTTGGTGGAATGACAAAAGCTCTCTGGTCGAAAGGAACGTCAGCATCGTCCATCTTCTGGATGATGTCGCGGAAGCAAGCGTCTGTGAATACGTCTGCAGCAGCTACAGTGTCTGCTGCATAGGCAGTCAGGCCAGTTGAAGCATCACAGTACCATGACGCACTGTGAGTCCAGTCTGAACCATCGCCATCACCAGCAGACTTGCCCAGGTTGTGAAGATCAGTGTCGATCTGCTTGGCTAACTGATAACCAGCATCCTCAACATAGAACTGACGTTGGGTGTCGAGACCCTGGATGTCAGCACGGTCTTCCATCAGACGGGTGTATTCGTAATGCTGGTCAACAACAACCTGGATTTCGCCTTCGGTGTTGTTTTGAATAGTTACAGCAGTGCCAGCAGACTTAGCTGTAACAGCTCCACGAGTGGGAGCAGGAATGTGCATGGTGTCACCTTTGCGTCCGGTGAAGTCCATGTTTTTGACAAGATCAGCCAGAACGAGTTTTGACTCGTAAGCTGCTTTGACCTCGTTACTCCAGATTTCTGGAATAAATACTGCTTGAGTCGTGGTGGTTTGAGCACCAGTCATCGTTGGATATACGGAAGTTGCCATGTCAATTTACCTTTGAGAAAAAGTTAATCTTCAATGACTCTCCCTTGCTCATATAAAGTGCCGATAGCCCCTGAGCGAACGAGAGAATCATATCTCTTTCGATCTTCTTTCATGAGCTTTCGCAAGGAGCTTGCAAGAACCTTCTTGCCAGCAGGTCTGTCGCTGGATGCAGAAACCGATCCTGTCGATGCTGCTTTCACTGCGTCCTGCCTTACTTCCTGCGTTGGTTTACTGGCGGCATTCTTAAATCGAGTTACTAACTCAATTGCCAGATCGATGTTTTGCGTAACTGTGACCTGATCGAGAGTAGCCTTAGCTAACGCATCTTTCTGGACAAAGGTCGCAAAGTCCGCAGAGTCCATAACTTGCTGCCAGTCTGGATGGACGGCAGTAATTTTCTCTCTCTTACGTTCTGCTTCCTGCTGCTGAACCCTCTGTTCTAATGCAGCAAGCTTCGGATCGCTTGAGATCGTCTGCTTAATTGCTTCCTCTGGATTGCCATAGTAATCCAGCTCTTTAGGCTTTTCTGGTTCAGTCTTGGCAAGTTGCCCAGCGATATATTGATCAGTTGCTTTGAGGGCAGCAATTTCATCTCTGGCTCTTTTAACTTCCTGAGATTGCGCTCCAACCATGCTTTGAGTCTCTGCAAGCA